TCATGATCACCTCCCCGTGCTTCCGAATCCACCATCGCCTCTATCGGTATATCCGAGGTCATCCAACGACTTCACCTGATCCCATACGATACGTTCCCTCCTACGGATAAGCAATTGAGCTACCTTGTCCCCAACCGAATAAGAAGGATCATCATAACAATCCACACGTCTACATGCTACCATAATCTCGCCTCTATATCCTTCGTCAACGGTTCCCGGGGCGTTTTGGATAACAGACTTTGTTTTGGTGATGCTACTACGAGGGCGTATTTCCATCTCATAATCCTCCGGCAATGCTACATGTACACCGGTATGATATATGGTCCTGCCTCCGTCAAGTTCTACATCCTTGACGAACAGATCCATGCAAGCGTCCTCCTTATGGGCGTACTTAGGCAATATCGCTCCTTCTTCCAGCCATATCTTGACCTTACAAGCATCTATATCTTCAAGTAATGATTCTACCTCATTATAACTCATTGGTTGTTCTGACGCCAATGAAATGGCTCTTGCCAATAAATCTTTAATCTTACTCATCGTATCTTGTTTTTAAATTCCTTTCCTTTCGGACATTGTAATTTACATTCCTCGCCACAAGCGGAACAGTTGGGTCTCATTCCGGGTACCCCTCTTCCCCCGTACGGCCAGTAGGCGTAATCGCAGACGCTCCAGAACGCCTCCATCGCCTTGATCTTGGCATCGACGGTTATCTTCTCCTTCACCTTTTTCATGCTTTTCCTGAACTCATCTTTCATATCCTTCCCTTCTATCTGTCTGGCCTTACGTCTCTCGTTCCACCAATTGTAGTAGAATTTATCTGCCATCTTATAAGCTTCGGGGTCAAATTTATCACGATGCAGGATAGGTGCGTCCTTGATCTTTCTCAAATTCCTGCCACAAACATAAGCAAGCCCGGCGTAAGGAGGTATGTCCTTAGGATCAACCAACCCATCCGGAACGCAGTAGTAGAAGTAATTGGGGCGGCCGTACCTGACCCAGTCACCGGTCTCGTATAGGGCTTGCTTTCGCGCCTCGAACCAGCCTTGCATTACTTGGTGCTTACCCTCCTTCTCGAAATCCTTGTTATAGTCAGCCAACGAGATCTTCACCTCAACCTCATAAGCGTACATGGATCTGGTTATAGCCAGATAATCAGACTCCCAGTTATAGACATACAAGTTGTTTATAATCCATCTAGGAGATACCAAGAACTGTCTGTTAAGGATATCCAATATCCCTCTTTCAGTGTATTCCGTACCTTTATTTGATTGCCGTGTTCCCATCTCCAGTAAGAGGATTATTCCTATATCCTACCGCCATTATAGCGTTACCTATCAACATCCTCAACTTCTCCATATCCTTATCATGGAACGAGAAAGTGG